GCTAATCGCATCTGCCTTAGCAGTATTCGCCTTATTCAGTGCATCAAGCGCGGCATTAGCCTCGGCCTGTGACTTGGCATTATTCGCCTTGCTAGTCGCATCGGCAGCCGCGGCAGCAATCGCCGCGCTTTGGGCTGAAGCAGCAGAACCTACAGGATCAGCACCGACTTCTGAAGCGCTTAAACTATCTCTAACAGCTAATGCACCAGCTTTAATAGGACTTCTAGAGATAACGAGATCTTGAACGAATCCTGTGCCAAATCCACTATTACCATTAATAACAATCCACGGCATGATTGAGGTGCAATCATTTGGAATAACAATAGAGCCTTGTAACCATGTCCATGAATTTCCTAAGCCGAGTGTTACAACTCCATACCAAGAGCTTTGACTAACACCGTTAACAACTTTTCTATATCCAAATCCAACTGAATAATTACAAGACTCTGTATTAACCCAAGCTGAAAAGTATAAGGTTTCACCACCTTTAACTGGTATAAGATTGCTAATCTCATAGCTATCTCTCGTCGCAAGCTTGAGCGCATATAATCTACCGTCTAATGGTGTTACACCTGGCACACTGCTAATTAACTCAACACTTCCGGTATTCCAACCGCCTTTGTTTTTATTGCTAGTAAATGTAGAAATATTAAGAAGGTTATTACCACCAGACTGGGCAAGCGCTTCTGTAATCGCATCAGTTTTAGCCGCATTAGCCTTATTTAGCGCATCGAGCGCGGCATTGGCCTCGGCCTGTGCCTTGGCGTTATTCGCCTTGCTAGTCGCATCAGCAGCAGCGGCAGCAATCGCAGCCGATTGGGCAGCGTTAGCCTTAGCCTGTGCATCGGCAATCGCTCTGGCCTCTTCATCACTCACAATGCCATCGGCATAAGCTTTGGCTGTGGTTTCGGCTAAGTTTGCCTTAGCCAAGGCGTAAGACTCTGCGGCCGCTTTGGCGTTGTTCGCCTTGGTTGTAGCATCACTTGCCGCCGTGCTAATCGCATCAGCCTTAGCGGTATTCGCCTTATTTAGCGCATCAAGCGCAGCATTTGCCTCGGCCTGTGCCTTGGCATTATTCGCCTTGCTAGTCGCATCAGCAGCAGCGGCAGCAATCGCCGCCGCTTTGGCGGCATCGGCCTTAGCCTGTGCATCTGCAATCGCTCTGGCCTCTTCATCACTCACAATGCCATCAGCGTAAGCTTTAGCTGTGGTTTCGGCTAAGTTTGCCTTAGCCAAAGCGTAAGACTCTGCGGCCGCTTTGGCGTTGTTAGCCTTGGTAGTGGCATCGGTAGCAGCGGCAGCAATCGCCGCGCTTTGGGCGCTACTGGCTTTTGACTGGGCACCGCTAGGCGTTTCACCGCCCAGCGCTGGCGCGTTAATGCCTTGGTTAAGCAATGACAACGCTGTGATCAAGTTATTCGCCAAGGCAGGGTTATTAAGCGCATCCTGCGCGGCCAACATATCCTTATCCGGCGCGAACGGCAGCTTACCTGCCATCAAGTTATCAAGCTTGGTTTCTTCCTCTGGCGTAAATACAGGCGGGATATCAGGATGAATCTTCGTCCAGGTATATTCCTGCCAGTTACCGCTTGGGCTGGCAGAGTCCTTATCGGTAGCAATGCCCATATAGGCTTTGCCATCACCTAACGCTTCAACCGTAGTAAATCCGGTACCGCTTGCATCATCAGCCCAAGCAAACCAGGTATAGCTTTTAAACGTGTTACCAATTAGATCAATGATGGAGGAATTATCAGCGGAGGTTGTTGCTACTACTGGGCCATACCAACTGCTAACACCGTAGTTATTAACGGTACGAGCCCAAACATGATACGCAGTATTAGCATGCCTATCTGGCCATACAGCTTCTTTACCTGTGCCGATGACAGCCGCATCTACGATATTGTTACTAAGACCACCTAAGACCTCAAACTGCGTAGTTTGCGCAATCGCAGCGGCTGTTGTGGGGCGGAGTGTCAGCGTTAATGGCCCTGCAATCACTTCAATTCCCGTCACTGGTGCTGGTAAGGTCGCCCCAATGGTGAGGGTTGCAGGTACATTCGAGCGGTTAGCAAAGAGGTTAAGCGCCCAAACAGATACGGTATAAAAGCCCGTATCAAATTTAGGCAGTAACAAACGAGTGGCATCGGCATTCGTTTGATAAATAACTTCCCCAAGTCCGTTACTCACCTCGATAACATAGCGATAGCTACTGTTATTAGCGGGGGCGTTCCATGTCAGTTCGCCTTGCCATTGCGGGTCATCTTGATATTCAACGTACTGCAAACCAACGGGCGTCGGTACCGTGGCAGGGTTGGGTAAAATCACGTTAGGTGTTAAGTCGCGCTCGGTATAGCTGCCCATGGCGTAGTCGAATAACTCGGGTGAGGTTTCAACCAAAATCAAACTAACGGGCTTACCGTAATCAAACTGCCAATCAACAACTTGAAAGGTGCCATCAATCCCCAAGCGCGGCAGGCTTAAGCCCACCACTTTACCCACACTTACCGCCACACCAATCATTTTAATAGGCATCGAGATTTGCATGCCTGCACGCTTCTGCTCTAAGTACAGTTTACCTAGGCGTTGGGCAGTCCATACTGATTGGGTAAAGGGAAGATCTAAATCGTGATCAATATATTCGCCATCGTCTTGGGCACGATAATAGCTAGACTCATAGGGCGGGAAGTCGGTTGGCTGGTAGAAGTTCTCAGGGTCAACAAATGTGCCGCGCACCGCGTTACACAGTTCAGCACGGGGCGTATATGGCCTAACATCAATATCACCTGCGGCATCATCCTCGGTCAGCACAAGTACCTCTGGCCCTTGGTACACACCCGCATATAGCCGATACTGGCCGCTAACATACACATGCATACCTGCACCCGCAGTGAGCATTTTCTCCATAATGGATGAAGGCGATACATCCTGGTTATAAGTACCGTTACAGGTATAGCGCTTTTCAAATTTACCCGCTTGATACTCAACCAACTGATCACTGTCGTTTGCTGCGGCAGCAAAATAACTTAAATCAATCTCATGGGCCGCAGCCCCTACGCCCGACTCAAAGCGGTTGTAGTCCAAGCAACACAAGGCCCAGTTATCAGACCACGTCCACGTTGTGGGCTGTTCCCAGTCATGGTTAGCATTGCGGGGATCAAATACTTGTTTGCCCCGGACTAACGCCTTGATATTCGGTACACCATTGGGAAATACCTTAGTATCAAACTTCAAACGAGCATAGAGATAAGTCACCCCAAAGCCCACATGGGCATTTGTCCATTGGCTGCACTCGGCGGTTAAATCTGGATCAGAGGTGGTTTGATTTCCAAGGTGAATTTTTAGCCGTGCAACACTGGCATACTTTGAGGTTAGCGCACCATTGGCCCATGCGACCTCATCACCAAAATAGATTTTTTCAACCCCATCACATCGATGGCCCGCCAGCGGGATCACTAAATGCAGGTAGGCATTATCCGTTCCGGTTTCCTCTGCAAACACAAGAGGACCAGATACCATGGCACGCCCATAAATCCCACGCCTAGGTTCAACAGGGCTACGCAGCATCTGCTGCTGTGAAAAGGCTTCGTTGGCAAAACTGCCCCCATCAAACTTAGGCGTAGCTGCATAGGTCAGTGCCGCAGCGCCAATCCCAATCGCAATGGCCGCAGCGGTAGATACTACCCCAGCAGCGGCAACACCCGCCGCAATCCCAACTATGACTGGTGGCATGGCAACCTCCAACCAAACTGAACCATAGCCAAAGGTAATGGCACCGCGCCTTGTTCACCCATCGCCCACACATTAGCCCCCCAAACAATCCCCAGTGCGGGTGCATCGTCTTGCATCAATAACGCAATATCGCCACGCGCCAATGCTAATGCACTCACACGTTCCCCAAATGCATCATCAGCAATATCGGCGACAGAGTTAAAGCCCGCGCTGCGTAGTGCGCGTTTAGCTCCTGACGGACTGTGGTAACGATCGCGCAGCTCCGCCGCAGGATCAAAACCACACATTTTTCGCACCCAGTCGGCAACGAATAAACAGCAATCACACTTACCCCATTCAAAGGGGCGACGGCGGTAATACGGCAAAAAGCTAACAAAGTTTTTAATCATCATTACCTCTGTTTCAACGAGTTGCCACGGCCGCCACCGCCACCGCCAGAACCACCCACAGCTTTACCAGGCACGCCCCAGAAAATTTCTTTCTCAGCCATTTGGCTAACAAACTCAAAAAACTTATCGCCAGGGTGGCGGGCTTGTTGGTCGGCATCGGTATAGCGACTATTGCGGGAGTTCTTCCAATCCACACCACGGCTATTAAGATCAAGCTGGATAGTTGAAGGGTTGCCTAAGCGGATGTTCATCACATCCATACGGCCGCTAAACAAAGTGTCACGGGCCACGATTTGACAAAAGTTATCGAGGGCGGCTAAGTACAAACTGCCTTGCCTATTTTGATAATGTTCGGTCAATGCCACCGAGGCCAACTCTTGCGGTATCCCTGACAACGTCAACCGTAAGCGCTGAGGTTGAACTTGGCCTGATTGCTTAACCATCCCCACTTTACCAAGTACGCCTGTGCCTTTGTAAACCAAGCCTTGATAAAGCGCATCGCCCACACCAGAGTGCAGGCGCAACATGCCAGAAGCGAAGTCCAGTTCTGTCATTAAGATGGCGCAGATGTTCGGACGGCGTAACCACTCTTGCATGGCTGGCGTCATAAACTGATTCATAGACTGACGTCCTCAATAAGTGAAAGGGTTAAACTGGAGAGGATCAGCCGCTTAGTAGAACGACGACCACCTTGGTCATCGTCCTTTAGCATCATCACGGCTTTTGCTTTGCGGGTGATAAGTGCGGTGCCGTCATTGGGGATATGTCGCATTGGCGCTTCAAACAAAAGCTGACATTGACCTAATGCATTTGCAGTCGCATCTGCGGTCAAAATGTGGAGTTGGTTATTGAGTTGAAAGTAATCACCCGTGCGTAAAAACAGGGTGTTAGGTTGGCAACCGCGCACAGTTAGCTGGTACCCAAACTGACCAGCACCATGTACAACTGGCGCGCCTAACGCACTACCGCGCGGATTAGCAAACGCATGATCCCAAAGTAGAATCCTACCAGCAGCACCGCGTAATTGTGCTAGCAGGCCAAACAAAACAGCTCCTTTTGCACGGGTCAATGTATCAAAGCGCAATTGGGCTTCCCACGCTGCTCCTGGCAGTTCTAATGTTTGGCGTGAGCTATTAAACGGATTGCTAAATACTTCCGTTTGCGCGTTTAAGCGCCACACACATTCAGTGGGATAAATATCGTCAGGAAAAATTAACATAGGTCAATCAACAAGGGCCGCTAAATCAGGGTGTGGCCCAGTGTGACTGACTACGTTGTTTGGCTGGATTGGAAAGGTTTCGGGATAGCGTTATCCCCTAGCGCGAAACACCTCGCCGCGATTATTAAGATCATCCACCACCGCAGCCTTCGTCATTTGAACAAGCTGTGGCAGCACATCCTCAAGGGTCTGGGCGTCACTATCGTTTTTGACCACAATGGTGTTGCTTTGTTGGATCACAATATTGCTTCCACCTGAGCCACCGCTCGCTGTTGCCTGCATCGCATTCATCAAGGTTTGTTGCTGCTTGCGGGTGTAAATGGTTTCGCCGCCATCGAGCAAGTACGTACCTTCACGGGGGATAGTACCACCACCATGGAACTTACCGATGATGCTAGGTAGCATTGCCATTGCTGCCACCATGGCTGCCATCCCTATCATGGCACCACTGCCCATAGTCGCGATGGAGGTTGTCGCCGCAGCAGGAGCCATTGATGCAGTAATCGCAGCGCCTGTGCCTGCGGCAGTTGTCGCTGCCACGGCACCATTCCCGACCACTAAGCTATTATCAAACGCTGCCGCCAACGCTTTTTGGGTCATCCACTCCACTAACATTTGCACGGCTGCTTTGCCTACGCCCTTAAGTACTTGCTGTGTGGCTTGACCAAAATCCTTGGCCTCAAATAATGCGTCAGCAGTCGCACTGCCAACGCCTTGCGCCATTCGTGCCACGCTATCATTCCACATTTTGTTCCAATCAAAGGCCACACTTTGGTTAATGCCTGTCATCGCCTCAGCATGTCGCCGCTGTTCGGCTTCAATCAAGGCATTAATCTGAGCACGCTTGGCCACCTCTGATTCAGGGGTGTTGTTCAACTCGGTATTGAGCACATCCAAGTTATTGGTATGTGTCTGTTGCTCAGCATATTTAGGATCGAGTTGGTTCTGTAACTGGCTATAGGGCGTGCTGGCCTCATACTGGTTTTTCAGTTGTGCCAATAAGCGAGTGCGTTCGGCAATCGGTACGTTAGCCGCTTCAAAATAGCCCTTTAACAACGCCTCATGTTTGGCGTATTCCTTGGCCGCTTGGGTGACTGGGTCAATGGTACCCAGTAGGGTTTTAAGTTGATCTTGGCGTTGCTTCTCGGCTTCTTTATTTTTCTTGGTTTGCTCTTCGGTGGCCTTGGCGGCATCGAGATCGGCGGCCACCTTTTTCAGCTTTTCGGCCATCAGTGGATCGAGGCCCTTCAATGCCCCGATCTCCAACTCATAACGTAGCTTAGCCGCTTCAGAGGTTTTACCGTAAAGGGTCAACTGCTTTTGCAGATTGATCAACATTTCAGCGGCGGTCTTAGTAAGATTGGGATCAACTATAGTAGGGTCAGCTTTAATCTCTGGCATACCCACAGCAAATAATGCTTGCTGCTTTTGACTTGCAAGATCGAGCTGCTTATTCAGTTCCTCTGTACGGGCTTTTAATTGTGCAATTTGGTCATCATCGCGCAGATAACTCCCGTTAAATGCATCATAGGCTGGTTCCCGATTAAGCCGTTCAATCTCTGCGGTAGTTGCAATCAACTCATCCCGCAACACTTTCATTTCGGTACCAAGGACACGGACTTTTGATTGACGTTCAAGATCCGTCAGCTTTTGATAACTGCCGACTAAGCTGTCAACTTTACCGCTCAAATCATCAGTAGGCTGTGTGGCATTATCGGCTGTCATGGCCCAATAGGCTAAGGCGGCTGCACCCATCATCACCAATCCAGCAGGGCCACCCGCAAGTGATAACGCAGCATTTAAGGTTCGTGTTGCAAGCGTAGCTGTGCCTGTTGCCACGGTTAGAGCTTGACGGGCGGCCGTGAGCCTAGCCTCTGCAACGACCGCTTGTCCGGCCGAAATAACGGATGCTCTTAACATAGTTGCGCGTTGCAGTTCTGCTTGTGCGGCGGCAACGCTCGCAGTTCTAGTGCGATAACTGGCCACTTCATTGGCAATCAAGCTTGTGGCATGAGTGCCTAACGCAGCCGTTCCGCGCCCAAGAGCAAGGGCAAGACCGACTCCGACGATATTTGTTAAGGTGCCAAAGTTTTCACTAACGCTGACGATACCGCTAGCAAGGTGAGCGGTAACACCATAGGTTTCATTGCTTTTACCTATCCAGTCGCTATAGACGTTATTCAATGCCGTTAGTGCATCCCGCACGGCTGTCGGCATGTCCTGAACGGCTTTAAGGTTTTGTTGGTGCGATTGCAACAATGCATTGGTCAGGTCAGTAATCGACAACTTACCCGAGGTACCCAATAAGCGGATCTCTGCGCCTGTTTTACCTGTGGCAGTGGTGAGGTTATTGAGGACGCTCGGCATCACCCCAAAGATAGATTGCCAGGCATCGGCCTCAACCTTGCCTTTCTGAATCGACTGGGACAGGGCATCCTGTGCCTGCTGCGCTTTATCCGCGCTGGCAGCGTTAGTCACTAGCAAGGCGCTGTAGCTGTCCACAATATCAATGGACTGGTTTAGGTTATAACCAAGGTCGCGCAAAATCGGCGACATGCTGGTAAAGTTCTCGCGGGTTTCGGTCAAACTGCGATAGGTTTGGTTGGCGCTGGCCACCATGCGCGATTGAGCATATTCATACTCTGCCGCACTGGTGGTGGCCATCTTCATCCGTGACGCCATTTGTCCCCATTCATCGGCGCGATCAATAAGATCCATGGCGGTCAAGCCACCTGCAAGCGCAATGACTGATTGATACAAACCACCAAAGCTTTGGCTTGCTTCATCCGCTGAAGTTGCCGTTTTATCTAACCCTACGGCCGCCGTTTTACCCGCGGTGCCGGTGGCCTGTAACTCACCCGTTAAGCCGATGAGTTCTTTTTTAGCACCGCCCACCACGGTCACCAGCTGGCGGCCGTCGGCGGTTAATGTCAGTGCAAGTTTTAAATCATTCATCTAAGTGCTCGTTAAAAATGTGAGTTACTGTGGTAGCGATCAGGCGCAGCTTTAGATAATCATCCTTGCTGTACTGGCGCTCGGCCATTTCAGCATCAGCCTTCACCGCCATAATATCTAACCCCTCGCATATGCGACCTTGCCACCGCATCAGTTCCGCGACTTGGCACCACCACTGCAGGGCACTTTGGTGCTCATCCCAAAAGAGTACTTCTGGGGCGTCATCCTCGATGTCAGCCTCAATCCCAAGGGCTTTTAAATCATCATCGAGTTCGCGCTGTTCTTTATCGGTTAATGGGTTACGGGCATATAACGCCCGTAACCCATCGGTTAGTTTTTTCTTGCGGCTTCGCCCGTTGAGGCTCGAAGGTAAGCATTGGTGACGGCCAAACTAAAGGGCTGCCATTGATACAGGGCGGCGCGATTATCGGCGGTGGCTTCCATAGGTTCACCATCCGCATCACTAATGCCATTCCACCCGAGTAGCACGCGATCAAATGCGGCTTTAGGGCTTTGACGAATCAGCGCAATCCATTCATCTTCAGGGATAAGCTCTAGATCGACGGTAATCTCGTGCTCAGTTACTTGGCCTTTATCGCCCGATACCTTGAGGGTGGTGGGCCATTCTTTAACAATCCGCTTTTTGGTAAAGACAAACATAAATTCTCCTGGTGCTATTTGGTGGTTAATAGGTCAATAGTTGAAATGGGTTTAAACGGAATTTCATAGGTCAGAGTGCCATCCTGATCGCCATACTCTGGACGGCCTAGTGAAATCCGTGAGCTGCTCCAAATCACTTGGTTAAGGGCGCTACCGTGGCTAAACTCCATCGCCACTTCGGTGTTGTTGGCGGCCAAGGTAAAGGGGTCAAACTCGGCCAGACTAGCCGCTTCGATAATGATCTTACCGCTGGGTTTAAAGTCGGTGATCAGCACTTCTTCAAAGCCTACATATTCGGTATAAGCAACCGTGTTGGCTTGGTCATACTCAAAGCTAATCAGTTTGGCCGCAGCTCCCGCTAGCGAAAAGGCGCTATGTTTAACGCCCACTGGCTGTGGTTTTTTCCATGCGGCAAAGTTGGTGGCGGGCATAGTGGCGGCCGTTACGGGCACAAATAGCCCCGTAAAGGTAAACATAATGCTCGGCAGTTCTTTGGCTTTCGCCGAGATTTTAAAGGTGCCACGGGCACCTAATAGCGCATGCAGTACGCCGTGGTAGTTCATGTACATTGTCAGCGAGGCGGCGCTGTCTTCATTAATGGCCATCACCACACTGGATGCACCAGGGGTAATATCCCGTGAGCAGGCTTGCACCAGTGGTGCCCATGCTGGGGCTAAGTTCGCGGTGCCGCTTCCGGCCAAGTCCACGCTAAATTCAACCGTGGCATAGACCTCGGTTGCCAGTTCTGGGCTATTGCCGAGATTGCCGTCGTCATACTTCAGCTCGGTATTGTCCCCAGCCATAGGGACGATTTTGACATCTCGCCCGAGCACAGCCACGGGGACGCCTGCGGCTATCGCATCCACGCCGTAGGTAGCTTCGAGGGCAAACAGTAATGCTTTTTTACGTGTTTTACGTGCCATAGTGTTAAACGCCTAAGGCGTCCTCCGTGTATTCAGTAGTAAATTTATCGAGCCACGCAACAGTACCTGGGCGCGACGGTTGCAACTGGCCACCGCTTAAGTACAGCGGTGTGTAATCTTCATGGGGTTCCCAACCATAGAGCAGTGCGCGGATCTGTTGTCGCTGTGCAATCACATCAGGTTGGGCATTATTGCGGGCAGGTACCACAAGCAGCACGCCAATCGTCGTGGTAATGGTATGGCGATAAAGCCCCATGCCTTCAACTAACGGGCCTACACGCTCTTGTAAATCGAGCACAAACAGTTTTTGCCGTGGTACGTTTTTATCTTGCAAGTCACCGAGCGCGATTAAGCCTTCAACATCGCCGAACTGAGTCTTAAGGCGGTCGATGATCAAATCAGGTATAGAGATCATACAAACCCCTTACTGGCCTGACGTGACCAAACAGAGCCTGCCGATTGCACCTCGGAGGTATTGCTACCTTCTGGCGTGTCTGTCACAGGTAAGCCCAAGGTCACTGAGCCATTGCTGATTTTATCCAGCAGTTTAAGTGCATCATCGTGGCGCTTGGTGACTTGTTCCGTTGCTCGCTCGTCGTATAGGTAGTAACGGGCTAAGTCGCAACTCACCCGATTTAACACATCGGGCACAGTTGCAAGGGGCAATGGATAACGTGCGGCTAAGTAGCCATCGATCGTGGCCTTCGCATCATTAAGCGCGGCATCGATCACCGCGCTATCCATCACACCAGCGCCACTACGGTCACTTAAATCAATAAGCTCAGCCTCGCTAAAGCGGTTTTGCATATCGGCTAGGGTCGCATAGGGCGTGGCGTAGCTCATGGTTATGCACCTTGCTCAGTGGTATCTGCTTTGGCTGCATCGCCAGTGGCATCACTCTGGGCATCGGCAGGCACTTGCACCTGAACTGCCGCAATGGCAGCAACTAAATCAGGTTTGTTCATGCTCTTAAAACCGATAACTTCCAATGACTCAGCAAGCTCCTTTAGCTCTGGAACTGTCATATCGGCCAAGCTCTTTTGCTCGCCATCGTGGGTTACGACGCCGCCAATCGTGCCAGTTAACTCAGTGGTGGCTAAACCATCTGCACTATTTGCAGCGCCCACACTCCCTTGCGTTTGTGCCAAACCAACCGTGCTGGGGTCACCCGCGCTAGGTAAGCTTGCAGGTGCAGCTTCTTCGATGCTAAGCACCAAACGGGGGTCAGCGTTAATGGCTTGTAACTGAGCATCAGTAAATGCCGTTGCTTCAAATTCATTTTTGCCTTTAGCAAACCCGACACCCGCACGGCGATAGCCATCATGGGCACGGCAAGTAACAACAATCGTTTTCTGAGACATAACATGGGTTCTCCTAAGAAATACGAGGGCCTAGACGCTAGGCCCTTGAAGGAATGAAGTGACGCTCTAGCAGCAGAGCGTCCTTGCTCCTACATATAATCAGCCACTAACACTTCGAGTTGACCTGCCAAGGTGTTGCTGTCGCCATTAATGGTTTGCTTCATGGCTTCGAGGGCAGCCTGTTGCTGAGTACCGCGCACCACCAGCATATTGGGCTTGATACCCAATGGCTTACCGCCATCGGCGTTAAACCCGCGCATTTCTTGGATTGCGGCCCAGATATTGGCGGCGGTTAAGGGCTTAGTGGAGCAATAGGCCATTTGCCAGAAGCCGTAACCCCCGTTAGCACGGCAATCCACGCCGTAGCGGAACTGCTTGGCGGTAAATACCGCTTCGTCATCCAGCTTGGTCATAGCGGTAAACTGCATTGCCTTACGGTCTTGGTAAATCAGTGGCCTTAAGGCACGGGTGGTATCGAGTAAGTACCACTTGGTTTGTGGTACGCCGCCGTTATCATCGTAGTTACTCACGCTGGTCACAGCGCCTGTACCATCGTGATTGGCGTACACTGGGTGGTCGGTATCAAAGAAGTTTTGCCCGTCATAACACAAGCTAGCAGTGCCCGCATCGAGCATCGGGAACAGCAGTTCGTCGGGGAAGACTTCTGAAGAACGGCCCATTTCCTCAAACAATGGCGCATACACACCAATTTCATCATCATCAATATCATCACGGTCAACACCGATTGACGATTCAAAGGGTTTGTTGATGATGGCGTATGAGCTGGCGGTCATATCGTTAATCACACGATCGCCAATCCATTCGCGGAACTTAGGCCACTTACCTAACCAACCGTAAGTGTTGGACTTACTGGTCGATTTGATCACAGTCGCAATTTTGCTGTACTGGCTCGCGGCTTGGCTCTTGCCCTTTTCAAATGACTGATTAAAGCCCGTCATCAAGGCGGTGAGGGTTGCTGGTGTAATAATCATTGGTCAATTACCCCTTTTTAGAAGCGGCAAAGTCTTTGTGACTAATGCCAAGTAAGTCGGCTACCACTTTCTCTTCCGCTGTTAAGGCGGCTAATCCCTTGTCTTTATCAAGGTCAGTGGTCGTAGTGGTGGTTTGGGTGGTGGTGAGTGCCGCAATGGCCACACGCTCGCTAAGCATGGCTTTAAGGGCTGCCACGCCTTTTTCTTTACCCACGGTTTCTAACCATTCACGATCAGATTTGCCGTAGATCTTGGCCTTTTCTTTGTCCAGCAACTCGGCCACCGCATCGCTGCCCGCTTGCTTACTGAGTGCGGCCACCTGCACTTGCAGCTCATTAAAGGCCGCCACAGGCACAAACTGAGATGGATCAATGCCAGTAGGTTTGGCTTTGAGTGCTGCGACTTCTGTCGCGGCGGCTGTCGCCTTCTCGGTTTGCTCTTTGTGCGCAGTAATCGCCTTATCAATCAGCGCTTTTAGGGCGGCAGCATCTTCGAGGTTTACCCCCTCGACGCTGATCCCGAGCGCTGCGAGTAGGCGCAGTAGCTCTTCATTCATGGTGTTGTCTCCATTAGTGGGGTTGTAAGGTGTAGAACTTTTAAGTGCGGCGATGGCACGCATACCATCGAGCGCGGGTTGATTGGTTAGGGCCACATGCAGCAGCTCCAATACTTGGCCTGTGATCTTGCTGTAGGAAAATACTGCGCTGATATAGCGGTACTCTTTGGCGGCGATATGAGCGCTGGCTTTAGGTGTCCATTCCACTGGATTGGCAAACAAACCTTGCCCTGGCACATAACTCAATGAGCTGCCTTTAAACCAGCCCGCAGCGGGGGCGGGTTGACCGTTTTTCTCGGTGTTGAGGGTTTGGTGTTCATAGTCAAAGTGAAAGTCATTCACTTTGGCTTTGGCGGCGGCTTGGATAGATTGCCAAGCCGCATCATTCATCAGCCATTGACCACTGGGTACATCGAATGGGCGGCCATCCGTGGCCTTAAACAATCCATCTGGGAGCAACTGCACCGATGTAGCTGCTGTGGGGTTATCGCCAGACTCTAGCGCTAGTGAGCACGCCACTGTGCCCACAGTCTCTGACGCAGAGGCTTGTAGTGCCAGATTGGCTCTGACAGAAAGTGCAGCAATAGCAATGGCGTTTAATCTAGGCATAAAAAATGGGTACTCAGTTAACGTGAGTACCCATTCTGTGGTGAGAGGTAAAACTATCGGATTGGAAAGGTTTCGGGATTAGTCGCGCTTTCGTCGAAGCAGATAGGTAATGAAAGCAACAACCAGCACAACGAGTAGTAACTCTAGCGCATAACCGTAACCCACTTCTTTAGGAGAGTTGCTAGTTGGGCTTTTAAGTTGTATTTCCTCTAATGTCTGTGCTGGCTCAATACCATCACCATTTAGTAGTGGTTCAGCCCCACTTCCCCCTCCACCAGAAGGTTCTCCACCGCCACCACCAGGCATTAGGGTTTTAAGTAAATGCATGCAACCTCCTATGTTTATTCAGACATCAATCAAGCAGCCGCAGCATAACCCAGTTTAAAACCCGTTTAAATCCTTCTTAAATCGTTTAAGTGGTTTTTAGATAAGCCGTTGTACCAAGTTAAGCTTTGCATCGCTTAAATCGCGTTTTAGGCGCTCAAGCAGTAAATAAGTCCTAAGCCATTAAATAGCCGACAATGGTGGCAATAATCTCGGCCTCATCGGTTTCGCTAATCCCCAAATAGGGACGCGCAGGGATCTCTTTATTGGGGATCATGCTATTAGGTGCAGTCTTACCACCAAATTGATGCATAGCGGCATAGACCATAGTGCTACCCAGTTGCATTTGGTCTTGGGTGGTTTGATAAACCAAGTTATACAGATAACCCCGCTCGATCAAAATCTTGTCTTGGTTCCGACTTTTTACACTAAGGGTATAATCGCTCAGTGGTGTAAAGGGGGTTCCGTCAGGGGACTCTCCTGCGGTGATGCGGTCTTGCGTGCTTCCTCTGAGGTATTCTGCAATCGCATTTAAGGCAGGTTGTAAATCCTGGCCTCTATCAATCAACTGTTGAAATGCAGTTAATGCGCCATCAAAACCCTGTTCTGTAATAGTGATCTGTGTGCCAGCCATGTGCTATGCTCTTAAGTGTTCAAGTGGTGAAGGTGAGGCTCGGCTCAATACCGTAAACCGCTGGCGGCACAGTCCGAGACTGGGCTCGCTCCTAATCCTTTTTGTCTGCTTTATCCTTTGCATCGTCTTCTGCAACATAAACTAACATCCCTGACCGTTGATTATTCACATAGGTGATTTGCTTTACGGGGATAAATGTCCATGCCTCCAACATACCCTTAGCCACTTGCGCTACTACTAATTGCCCCTTGTACTTGCCCGCGTTCACCATTCGAATAATCCGCCAGCGTAACTCAATCTTGCCCGTGCCTTTGTGGCGCTCAAAGGATGCCCATACTTCATCAGGTTGGGTTAACACTTCTGGCAATAGCGGTAGCAAAGGGGCGCGGGCGATATCGATATGTTTGGCTAGACTGGCGGCATTCACATACACAGGGTAAGGGCCACTTTGCCACACGGTATCAGCCCCACCGAGTACCTGAGTGACCAATGTTTGTAATTCGGCTTGCGTGCTTACCTTATCGGCTAAGGCCACAGTATTAGGGTGTAAGGGTAATAACTCAGGTCGGCCTGCGGTTCGCCAGTTCCCAGCGGTGAGAGGTTCCCAGGCTTCGCTTTTAATCGCCCGCCATTGGGCCATGGCTTTGTCCGCGAGCTGCTGCCCTAAATGGGTTTGCCCTGGTGAATAATCAAAGCCAGGATCAATCCCTTTAGGTACCGTGAGAACTTCACCCGTTTTAGGGTTTACCCACTCATAGCTTTCATCTGCGGGCAACTGGCTCACGCTCAAGCCTTGGCGCTTAAGTTGGCCCTCAGTCATCCCGCGTACCGAGCAAGTACAGCCCCAACCGTTTTGCGGAAAATGCGTTGGCCACCACGGGCTACTTGCTGGCAACACCATATCGTGCCAACGTAAATGATCTTGCCTTGGGGTGGCGCTATGGCCGTGTTTATATTGCCAGTAGGGGAACTGTTGCAGTTGATCCCAGCGCCCAGCGTTGTAGCTTTGGCGCATATTGGTATCGTAAATAATCTGCGCTCGCCAGTCGGCATTGCCCGTATGATCCCAACCATGCTTGGCCACTATGGTTTTAAACTGCTTTTTAAACTCGTTTAAACTCATGCCCTCGCTTATGGCCTTATCAACCGATTGCCGCAAGTCGGTAAGCAGTTCGGCCTTTTGTGCGCCTGCCACCACAAAAGCGCGGCTGTGCATACCACCCCACAAGTCATCCCACGCCTGTGTGGGCATATTCAGCTTTTGCCGAAAGAAGTCGATGGCCTGCTGAAATTGTACGCCGCCGTATTGGGCCGTTGGCGCTGATTTTGACGGCATTAGTTACCAAGCTCCACATCATAGCGACCAGCTAACGCGGCAGTTGACATGGCTTGCTGCATAATCGCCGCCAGCTTTGCCGCTCCTTGGTTGCTGTAGGCATCTATCAGCACTTGCTCGATTTCATCCCAGCTTTGAGCCTTTTCAACTAACGCGGCAATACCTGTGATCTCCGCATCCAGCTGTGCCCCTGCGGCATTGGCAAGGGACTGAGTAAGCGGGGTAAGCTCCATGGTTTTACTGGGTATTTGCTTAAGCGATGCGATAGGGGCAGGAATTCCCCCTAGCATTTCATCAATTAAGGATTCAGGAATAGCTGGGAATCCCGCTTTAATTAGCGCTCTGGCACTGTTTTTATCAATCTGTTCAGCATTAAGTTGCGTGATAATTTCACTGAGTGACTTAATTTGAGCACCGTTCAGTGCGGTTTGCTGGATTGAGTCTGCACCTGTTGTGGTCTGTCCGTTTTGTTCCATAGACAAGTTACCACTAGATCCCAACACTGCTTCACCTTCTTTGGGCACCGGAATACGCAGCTTTTCATTTACCCAGGCGCTGGGGATTTTCGCACCAACCTGCACCAGTGCGGGTATTGCTTGGCTAAATTGCACTAGGTCTTCGGCTTGCTGAGTATCAAACACTAAGCGGGCACGGCGGCGAGGATGGCCAAAGGTGGTGCCATTCATCATCACCAAGGGCCACACGAGATCACGGGTTAAGGTCGAGGCGATTTGCCGTAAATCTGAGAGCAGCAATTCTTCGCGTACTTCGTTATGCACATTACCAAGGGCATTGGTTGAACTCTTACCGTCCGCTTGGCTGGTGAGTGTGCCGCCTAAAATGGCCTTAGATTGGCTGCGTTCTGCCCAGTCGAGCATGGCCATATAGGGGTCGCTCGCACCACGGGCTGCATCCTTAAACTCAATTTCCATCCCCTTGGGGATAATCCCACCCGCGTTATGGCCAATGCTCATAATCGCTTGCAGCAAGGTGGCCTTTTCTTCCTTACTGGCACCATTAGGATATTTACCTAGGCGCAGTGGCAGACCATAGATTTCTAAAAACTCGGCAAGATCCCTGACCGAATAGTTCTTAAACAGGAAGGGCCACGCCAGTACTCTCACTAGGCCCGCCCGAGCCACATAGCCTGACTTGGCTTTATGGGTATGTTGTACCCAGCCCAGTGGCCAAAGTTCCTCCTTACCGCCACCATCAAGGCGCAGTAAGACTTTATTGCGGTTGTCATCATCCACCGTAAACCGACGCGCAGGGATCGACTCAAACTTACCTGGATACCAAATACTGCCATCTTGATCCCAATGGATTTGGCTATTAGCGACACAGCGTAAAATGCCGTCGCCCATATCAAGGATCAAATCTTCAAAATCGGGGATGCCATTAATGACATCGGTGACCATATCCGCATCACGCTGTTCATCCTTACTGGCGTTTGGGGGCGGCACGATTTGCCATGCTTTACCCAGCAGCGCATTCTTGCGCTTTTGTAGTTCGGCCATGATATGGGCGTCTTTCTCTTCAATATCATCGGCCAGATCAAACTGGGCCGTGAGATTGTTATATTCCGCATCCTGCATAATCGCCGCTAATCGCGCAGGGGTGAGCCCACTGGTTGGATGCTCAGCCCACTCTTTACGAATAAAGCCCACTTGGGCACGGTCGGTTTGTTGATTGTTTAAGGCGGGGTTTGTACGCCCCAGCCGTTGTTTAATTTGCTCTGGCGTGGCCATTACCAGCCTCCTTTAGTGGAACCGCTATAATCGTTATCTTCATCAGCGTGATGGTTATAATCGCGGCTATTGCCATTACCGTCCCAGCGGTTAGTGGACTTAGGTAAGGCGGTAAATTCGATAGCGCCACCTTCCATGTATGACGCACGAACGGCCATACACAGACCAACGGCAAAGTCACCGTGGCGCTTGCCTTTGCTATTACTCGACTCTAAGTCAGCCTTACGACCTTTATCGATCGAGGGGATACCGTTAACTAACTTGATATGCTGTAAGTCATCGAGCACGCTCTGGTGACGGGGGATCTCAAGGTTGAATGCCTCAAACTCACCCTTCATTTTTGGCATCCATTCGTGATACCAACTCTGCGACAGATGTACTTGATCAACCATTTCAGTGCCGTATTTCAGCGCGGCTTGTTCGGCTAAATAGCCGCCGTTACCTGTAGCATCAAACGCCAACCCCACTAGCCTTGGCATCCGGTCACAGATATAAAACATCACCTGGCGCTGTTGCTCGTAGGTGGTGTCTCGAAGCTCTACCACAAAGGGCAGGCGCTTTCTTAAATCGGGTTTAATGGCCAAGGGCACAAACACGGTTAAGTCGCCACGCCGCGCAAAGTCTTCACCAAAGGAGTGGTTATGCTCTGGATTTAGCTTGGCCAACTCTGCTTTTAAATGCTGCTCGCACCAATCGCGCACCTCGGCTTCGCGCATTTCTGGCGTCCAGCTCATGAAGTTTTCAGGCGCTTCAAAACGGTAAATAGGGATAGAACGATCGGCGACCATGGCCGCTTCAATCAGTACCCGACTGATGTAAGCACCACCCGATTTTTTAGGCACACAGCCATATTCTTCATCGGCACTTTCTTTATTGGTGGCGTTTTTATAGAGGCCATCGCGCCAAGCTATCTCACCCGCCAGCGACCACGTTTGACCTGTGACATAA